GGTCTCTTGGCCGGCATGGTGTCTGTATTGGAAGTTTATTGAACTCCTGCCCTTCCTTGCCGTGTAATCTGTTGTCGTGGTCAAAGTATTGGTTGTAGAACTGTACTTCTTGATCACGTCCTCGGCACTGTCATAGAAATAAAACAGTTGCCCGTCTGTGTAAGTCGACGTGTTTAAATTTATGTCTGCTTCTTTTTCCGCAACAACGAAGTTGGTTGATGCGTATGGTCTGAATCTTTCAATGGCATCATATGATGTGTACTTCTCGAAGAACACGAATTTCGTGGATTCTGAAAGTGTTGGTTCAACGTATATGTCAAACAGTTCAGGATTGTCCACAACACCGTCATCGTCATCGTCATAGAAACCAACCTTGACTTTCCTGTTATCCTGGAAACCGTCTGTTTCGGTCACAACATCGACCACTTGCCACGTGATCGGGTATCCAACACTGTTTCCCGTTGATACGATACTGTTTGTTTTTAATATCTTCACTGTGTCCTTGACACTCTTTCCTGTCGTGTAGTCGTAAATTTTCTCTTCCACGTCATAGTGGAACTTGTTCTGTGATTCTGATTCGAAGATGTAATCCAGTTTCCTGTATTGTACGGTGTAGGTGTTCCCGTCATTGGTGAACTTGAACCACCAACTGGCATCCGCGTTTGTCCCTGTGGTCGAACCTGTGTTACCAAGACTGAATACCGAACTGGTGCTAAGGTTGGTAGAAGTGATCACTTTCCATGTTTCTGAATCTGTGTCATATCGTAAACCAAATTCTTCGTAGGCCTCTATCCTGGATATGATATCTGCTTCGAGCGTTGCACTGAAAGATGCGGTCAGATTTGGAATTATTGCATTGATTACAGAACCGTTTGGCACTATGTTGTTAAGTGTAACTGGACCAACACCTGACTCTAGGTTTCCCAATCCGCCGTTGGCTCCATCAAGAACCACTGCACCTATCTTGGCCCATAACCTGTCTTCCGCGTTGTCAGTGGATGATGTGACCAGTGTACCGTTCAGGAACTTCCTTGTGTCTGGAGAAGTGAATTTGACCAATGCACCCGGTTTAGCGAACTTCATGTTACTAGTTGCCGAATCACCTATGACCAACGCTCCACCTGAAGTGAAATACCCTGTGTTGGTGTTGGTGGAAGTTGTTGTTGAATTCCATGTTGCTGAAAGTGTGCTGGCGTCTTTTGTGCCGTACTTCAGGTAGTAGAACTGCCTGGCGTATGCTTCCTTTAACTTGGCTTCCACAGATGTGTCTATGGTTGACTGTATGTCGCTCTTGTTGTTGAATGTGAATGTGAACTGCTGTACTGATTCTTCCCTGTAAAGCATTCCATCCTCAGCGAACACACTCACGTTTGAGTATGCACCCGTTGGATCCAGTATCTCTTTGGCCCTGCTTATGCCTGAAGCGGATCTGTTGACAGATCTAACTTTCACGATCTCCTGTGACGCACTCAAAGGAACCACTTGGTAGTCCTCTGCCGTTATCATCCTGTTCTGACTGTAGTAGACCTGTGCGGCCTTTTCTTTGATCGAATCATTGGATTCCGTGGCCGCTGAATTGTAAACGCTGGCCTTGAGGCCTACGCTCATGGTCAAACTCTGCTGTGCACCGTTGGCGTCCGTGTATGGCACGGTCAACTGTACGTTCTGCATGTCTGATGACTGTATCGCATACTTGGCGTTGTCACTGACCCTGTAGTAGGTCCTGAANNTNCCNAGNGGTATGTTNGAGAANTTGCCATCCCCGAACACTAGGTCGATTGCGTCGTTATTTTTCGTTACCACATTGTAGGTGTTTCTCTCTGCCTTTGACAGTGAATTGTAAATCGCATTGTTTCCTGACAGTGATGGAACTTTAGTCCATGACTCCGACAACTGTCCAAACTGGTCCAACTTGTACAGCCACACATCAGAATTGTTTATATTGGACGTTTCAAAACTTTTCACATAGTTTGTGATCGCTGTGTCCACAGTGAACTCTTGGTTCTGCATCGTTCCCTGTTTGAACAGGAAGAAGAATCCCGTGTTATTGGAACTGTCTCCTGATCCATCTGATCTGTATGTGTATGTCAATCCCGTGCCTGGCACTGGTGATGATTCGTATATCGAATCAGAATCTGTTATGGTGCTGGGCACTATCTCGAATGACCTAGACACGCCTCCCACAGACTTCTGGAATTTGAATATGGGTAGATCCAACTGATTGGAACTTAAAGTGTATACCTCTGTGGTGATGCCACCTATTGTACCTGATTCCCTTGGATTGCCAAACAGTTGTCCAGTCTGGTTTGCCGCGTTCAGTATAGCAGTGAACTGCTCCCTGTAGTTGGCATTGGCCGAATCATTCCATATGATATTTTGATTTGCTAGATTTGTCCCTGTGCTGTCCTGTACATCCTGTGTTGTGGATATTGAATCTATTTTCAACATTCCTGTTGCTGGTTGATTCCTCTTGGCGTTGTAGTTGATCAACCTTGCCAACCTTAGAACACTATTCCTTCTCTCCGCTGTCTCCAGGAAGTTCTCCCTGGCGTTCAGGTCAACCCTGAATGAAAGTGCCTGTGCAATGTAGGCGATAAGATCTATCAGTGCCACGTACTCAGAACTCTCAACGAAATCGTTGAAATCATCCGGGTAGTTCTCCTGTAGATAGGCAACCATGGTCCTTCTCAAGGTCTCGAAGTCGTATGATTTGAAGTCGGCCTGTTGGAAAGCCTGGTAGATCTTTCTCCAATCTTCCGCTACTAATAATCTGTTCTGTCTATCTGTTGTGGCCATTGTAATTACAACGGTATTTATGTGTTAGGAAATGTGCGTATATTAAGATAGACGCAGTAGTGAGTTCTCGTCGAAGTTGAATCGCAGTTTCTCTGTGATGTTCAGAGGAACATAGGTTATTGTGGCCTGTATGGCTATGCCCTTGTCCGCTTCTGTGACCAAGATCTCCTCCGTGCTGATACGTGGATCTGCGTTGAGATTTGCTGTTATGTCCTCCACTATGGCGTCTTTGAGTTGTTCTGTGAATGGTTCGAATATGGCATCGTATATGATGGTGCCGAACTCTGGATTCTCGACCCTCTCGCCCTTACGCACACTCAACCTGTTGATCAGATCCTGCTTGGCAACCTCGAAGTCGTACAGTTTGAAGTTCTGCTTGTCCGCACGTGAGCTGAACCCCTTGAAGGTCACTGACTTGTTTGATAAATCTCCTGATCCTGAATCTCCGTATGCCATATGCTATATTTACTCCCTAAAATCTAAAGAAACTCCTCACCGCCGAGATGGCTTGATTTTTCAAGTCTGCAATTTTACCTTGCACGAAATTCATCGCCGCACCTTTTGGATCTTCAAATAATTTTTGTATGTCATTTGCCTTGCTCACAAGCGTGTTGAGATTCTTAACGGGCAGTTTGATCTTGTCGTTCAGTTTGACCACTTTGCCCAGTTTGTCAGACACTGCCTTTATGCTCGGCTGTTTCAACAGTTCCGCCTTGATTATTTTCAGTTCCGTTGCTGACAGTTCTGGGCTGGTTGCCTTGATCTCTGCCATTGCTTCATTAATGAATGCCTTTGTCCTCTGTGTGCTACTCTGCCTGTCATATGGTTCATGGGTGACGAAGTCCGACACCGTGGTCTTGTTCTCGATCTTGTTAGGTTTTCCCTGTGCCAATGCATTGTCGTCATCTATGTCTATCAATCCCTCTGTGACCTTTATGCCTATGGCATCTGGTTTCAACCAACCAGGTCCCCACGTGTTACTGGCACCGACCGAGTTGAAGTGCACCTGTGATCCTGCTAGATCTATCCTGCCCTTCGCACCGTGCAGTTGTGTACCGTCCGTGAATGATGATATTCCGTCCCTGGCGTAGTTCCTGACTGATCCTTTCTGTGAACTGTTCAGTATGCCCTTCTCTCCCATGGCGAACACATAACCCTCTGCGTTCAGTGCCACGTTGGTCTCTGATGTGAAATTTATCGCACCCTTGGCATGGAAGTTTATGTTCATGTCAGAGTGTACGTTGAAGTCTCGACCGGATCTCATGTTTATGCCACCATCCGAATACACACTTATGGTGCCATCCCTGTCCATCTCTATGAATGCCTTGCCTGATCCGTTTGCTAGGTACACAACACCCTCCGTGTCATGCATCAAAAGTTGATGTCCTGATGCTGTCCTCAATCTTGTCAGTTGGTTCGTGCCATCTACCGCACCATCGTCCATAACGAAAGTGTGTCCTGTTTTCCTAGTGACGTAATCTTGTAATTCTGTATCCTTTGTACCAACTTTTACTTTTGTTGTTGTCTCATCTTTCCTGCCTGGTGTGCTGATGCCGAAAACATGGCTGGGTGTTTCCCTACGTGCCGAACTTGATGTGTTACCCCTGATGTCGTCCGCACTCAAACCTTGTTTCAATAAAGTCTCAGCGAACGGATGTATGGGCCTTTTGGCATTGGTCAGTTGCTGTGGTGTGGCTCCCGTCTTTGTCCTGTTGACTTCACCCGATGGCACATTGGTCGTTCCGTATTTTGATTTTTTATCGTCTTGGAATCCTGCGTCCGCACCCTCGAAGGTGCCGTCTAAGGCATCGTGTGTCTGTGTGCTTGATGCTATGCCCGGTGTCATCTGGTTGGTCATTGTCTCCGGCACACAACCTATCCAGAACGCCTGGTCCATCTTGCCCTCCGCGAATATGACCAACACCCTGGTGCCTATGTCAGGTGGTACCGCCCAGAAGCCATAACTGTGTTGGCTGTCCTTGTAGTCCGTCGAACCCGGAATGCTGTGTCTGGCATCCTTGGCGCCATAGAAAGGCGAAAGGTATTCGCACGTGACCAAGTTGCCGCTGATTGGGTCATTGGTCTTACTGAGGCTAGGTATGTTGACCTGCAGTCTGCCCATCCTCAACGGATCGATGTTGTTCTTGACAACTCCTATGTATGGACCTGCACTCTCTCCCGACCAAGCGGTGTCATTGCCTGGTGCTTTGGATGTCGATGCGTGTCCCTTTAAATAATCTTTACCTGCCATTATGATGATCCTAGTGCTCCACTAATTATGTCCTGTCTCGCCCGTTGATTGGGATTAGTGACCCCTGTCACCACACCATTTTTCTTGGTGATTTTCTCGTTGCTGGTGTTGGTAACTTTACTGTCCTGGTTGTTGAATCGCACCATGGTCAGTGTCTGTGTGAACTGTCCATCAGTGAAACTGTGTTGCACCTGTGTGACCCTGTAGAGACCCGAGAACACCGCCTGTTGTGCCGTTGACATCTCGTACACACCGGTCTTGTCGTCAAAGTCCTGTGGCACTTTAAATGTGAGGTTTGTTATGGGTTCGGCCACGTCGTAGTTGAAACATTTCAGGTCGGGATTCCAGACGTTGTCTTTTACACCTCCCCTGAAGAAATCTAT